GACCCTCGCCTCAACATCGTCAAGACCTACACCTATCTTCAGGTCCGGCTTCTGTTCGATCCTCCGACGACGTCTTTCGTCATCGACTCCACGACGAAGCGGATCCAGGAACTCGAATGGCGTCTCAACGTCAAGCGGGAAGGAGAATCATGGACCGACCCGAATCCGACACCGCCACCTCCGATGCCGCAGCCTTGGTGGGACGAGTGCTAGAGCACCACGGCATCAAGGGAATGAAGTGGGGCGTCCGCAAGACCTCCTCTTCCGAAGGTGGCGAACTCAAGCCCTCGGCCGACCACGAGACCGTCACCGGCTACAAGGAACGAGCCTCGGCTGGAGGTGTCAAGAACCTCTCGAACAAGGAGCTCCAGGAGCTCGTCAACCGCATGAACCTGGAACAGCAGCATCGCAACCTGCAGGCCCAGCAGCCCAGCAAGTTCGAGAAGGGCCACCAGCACATCAAGAAGGTTCTGGCGGTCGCCAAGACCGGTCAGGACGTCTACAACCTGTACAACAGCCCTGCAGGCAAGGCCCTCCGCAAGGCGGTCTCGGACGCATCCAAGAAGGGTCGCGCCGCTGAGTAGAACGGAGGGTTGACGATGACCCTATCGAACACGGCAACTCCGATTTACTACGGTCAGTTCCGCGACGCAGTAGTTCGAGGAGAGATACCCGTCAATCGGGAGATCTCCATGGAGATGAACCGAATCGATAAGCTCATCGCCAATCCGAACATCTACTACGACGACAAGGCAGTCGACGGATTCTTCCTCTACTGCGAGAACGAACTGACGCTCACCGACGGTAGCGATCTTCATCTCCTCCCGTCATTCAAACTCTGGGCCGAACAGATATTTGGGTGGTACTACTTCGTCGATCGAAGCGTCTACCAACCAAGCCCCGACAATCACGGCGGTAGCTACGTCACCAAAACGATCAAGAAGCGACTCACGACGAAGCAGTACCTCATCGTTGCTCGAGGTGCGGCCAAGTCGATGTACGCCGAGTGCATCCAGAGTTACTTCCTGAACGTTGACACGGCAACCACTCACCAGATCACAACCGCGCCGACGATGAAGCAGGCTGACGAGGTCATGTCGCCTTTCAGAACTGCCATCACCAGAAGCCGCGGTCCCCTCTTCAAATTCCTGACTGAGGGTTCTCTCCAGAACACCACCGGATCCAAAGCGAATCGTGTGAAGCTGGCATCGACAAAGAAGGGCGTCGAGAATTTCCTCACCGGTTCGTTGCTCGAAGTACGACCCATGGCGATCAACAAGCTGCAGGGTCTGCGCCCGAAGATCTCGACAATCGACGAGTGGCTTTCTGGCGATATTCGTGAGGATGTTGTTGGCGCGATTGAACAGGGTGCGTCGAAGCTTGACGATTACCTGATTGTCGCGATCAGTTCCGAAGGAACGGTGCGTAACGGAAGCGGCGACACCATTAAGTTGGAACTCGCCGACATTCTCAAGGGCGATTACCTTGCTCCACATATCTCGATCTGGCATTACAAGCTGGACGAGTTGACGGAAGTCGCCGATCCGGCGATGTGGCTCAAGGCAAACCCCAATCTCGGAAAGACGGTGACGTATGAGACTTACCAACTCGACGTCGAACGAGCCGAGAAGGCCCCGGCTTCAAGGAACGACATCCTGGCTAAGCGCTTCGGGATCCCGATGGAGGGTTATACCTACTTCTTCACCTACGAGGAGACTCTACCTCATCGTCAGCGTGAATTCTGGCAGATGCCGTGTGCTCTCGGTGCGGACCTTTCCCAGGGCGATGACTTCTGCGCGTTCACTTTCCTCTTCCCCCTCCGCCAAGGGTTCGGAGTAAAGACCCGTAGTTACATCACGTCTCTGACACTGATGAAACTCCCCGGGGCTATGCGCCAGAAGTACGACGAGTTCATCAACGAGGGTAGTCTTCATGTTCTCGAGGGAACTGTCCTCGACATGAACGAGGTTTACGACGACCTGGACTCGTTCATTCAGGAATCGGAATACGACGTCCGTGCCCTGGGGTTTGACCCCTACAACGCCAAGGAATTCGTCGCTCGCTGGGAAGCGGAGAACGGCCCTTTCGGCATTGAGAAGGTCATTCAGGGAGCCAAGACAGAATCGGTTCCGCTCGGTGAGCTCAAAAACCTGAGCGCAGAACGTCTGCTCGTATTCGATCAGGCGCTTATGACATTTGCCATGGGTAACGCCATCACCATGGAGGACACGAACGGCAACCGAAAGCTTCTCAAGAAGCGGCAGGATGCCAAAATCGACAACGTCTCCGCGATGATGGACGCCTACGTCGCTTACAAAGCCAACAAGGAAGCATTCGAATAGCCAGGAAGGAGGTGACACATGGGATTTCGTTCATTCGTGAAGCACGCATGGAACGCGTTCGCCAACTGGGACGAGAACTACCAGCAGAGCAGTAACTACGCTGCTGGTTTCACTTTCGGCGTACGTCCTGACCGAACTCGACTCAATTTGTCGAACGAGCGTTCCATCATCGGAGCAATTCTGACTCGTTTGGCAGTTGACTCCGCTGCGGTTCGTCTGAATCACGTTCGTCTCGATGACGACGGGAACTACAAGGAGACGATCAACAGTGGTTTGAACAATTGCCTCACGGTCGAAGGTAACATCGATCAGGCTGCGACTCAGCTTCGGCAGGACATCATCATGACGCTCTTCGACAAGGGCGTGGTGGCAATCGTGCCGGTGGATACGACGATCAACCCGATCAACTCCAACGCGTACGACGTCCTGACGATGCGCGCTGCCGAGATCGTGGCTTGGTACCCGGACAAGGTCCGCGTCAGCCTCTATGACCAGGACGCCGGTTATCGGCGACAGGTTACTCTGCCGAAGAGTCTGGTCGCCATCGTCGAGAACCCGCTCTATCAGGTCATGAACGAGCCCAACGGAACTCTCCAGCGGCTCATCCGAAAGCTGAACATGTTGGACGCCGTGGATGAGGCATCTAGTTCGGGTAAGCTCGACATGATCATCCAGCTTCCGTACGTCATCAAGTCTGAAGCCCGACGGCAGCAGGCGGAACAGCGTCGGAAGGACATCGAGTTCCAACTCAAGGGAAGTCAGTACGGCATCGCCTACACTGACGGAACTGAAAAGATCACTCAGCTCAACAGGCCCGCCGAGAATAGCCTCCTCGACCAGATTCAGTATCTGACGGCCATGTTGTACAGCCAGCTCGGGATCACGGACACGATCATGAACGGCACGGCCAACGAAGAGGCCATGCTGAACTACAACAAGCGGACGATTGAACCCATCGTTGTGGCAGTCACCGAAGCCATGACGCGAACGTTCCTGTCCAAGACGGCCAGGACTCAGGGTCAGTCGATCTTGTACTTCCGCGACCCCTTCGCGCTCGTTCCGCTCAGCGAATTCGCCAAGATCGCGGACATGCTGTCTCGAAACGAGATCGCAACGCCGAACGAACTCCGTTCTGCGATCGGTTTGAAGCCGTCGAAGGACCCGAAGGCCGACATGCTGCAGAACAGTAACATGCCGACGCCCAAGCCACTGCAGGCGGCTCCGAGAGCACCGTTCCCGCCGAGCATCCAGAATGTGGCAACACGTCAGATACCGCCGCAGTTGACGCCAGTGCCGCGTCAGCTACCGCAACTCACACGGACAGGAGGAAACAGTCAAAATGGAGCCTGACTTCAGTGGCTGGGCCACTAAGGCCAACCTCAAGTGCTCCGATGGGCGAACCATCATGCCGGACGCGTTCAAGCACATGGACGGTCAGCAGGTTCCGCTCGTCTGGCAGCACGCTCACAACTCCGCCGAGAACATCCTCGGTCACGCCATCCTCAAGGCGACGCCGGAGGGCGTCCGAGCTGACGGCTACTTCAACGGCACGAAGGCCGGTCAGGACGCCAAGCAGCTCGTCGAGCACAAGGACGTCACCTCGCTCTCCATCTACGCCAACCAGCTGGTGGAGAAGAGCAAGAACGTGATCCACGGTCAGATCCGTGAGGTCAGTCTCGTGCTCGCCGGTGCCAATCCCGGCGCGAAGATCGACTTCGTCAACGTCAAGCACAGCGACGGTCACTACGACGAGCTCGAGGACGAGGCGGTCATCACTACCGGATCCGAGCTCTTCCACGCCGACAACGTGACGGGCACGGCCGACGCCCCCACCGATCCGGGTGGCGCCACCGTCGTGGACTTCTGGAACTCGCTGTCGCCCGAACAGCAGGACACGGTCGCCTTCATCGTCGAGGAGGCCGTCAAGAGCGCCGGGAACCCGCAGACCGATGCGGACGGCGACACCGTGAGCGACACCGCCAAGGGCGTCGTCGACGACGAGGCTGCTCACACCGACACCAAGTCCGGCGAGGGCGACCTCAGCCACAAGGAAGGAGCCGACAACAACATGTCGCGCAACGTGTTCGACCAGACCAAGACCGACCCGCAGACTCAGGGCAAGCACGTCATGGCTCACTCTGAGACCAAGGCGTTCTTCGAGTCCGCCAAGGAGCTCGGCTCCTTCGATGCCGCCCTCAAGAGCTACGCTCTGCAGCACGGCATCCAGCCCATCGACGTCCTCTTCCCGAACTTCCAGAACCTCGACCAGACGCCGCAGTTCCTCTCGCGGCGCATGGAGTGGGTCCAGGGCGTTCTGGACAGCACCAGCAAGACCCCCTTCTCCAACGTCCGGTCGATCGTGGCCGACATCACCCAGGACGAGGCGCGAGCCCTCGGTTACATCAAGGGCAACCTGAAGAAGGAGGAGTGGTTCTCCGTCAGCAAGAGGACCACCACCGCGGCGACCATCTACAAGAAGCAGAAGCTCGACCGCGACGACATCATCGACATCACCGACTTCGACGTCGTGTCCTTCATGAAGGGCGAGATGATGGTCATGCTGAAGGAGGAAATCGCGCGAGCGATCCTCATCGGCGACGGCCGCGACGTCTCGGACCCCGACAAGATCAAGGACCCGATGGCCGCCACCGACGGCGCCGGGATCCGGTCGATCATCAACGAGCACGAGCTCTACAAGACCGACGTCTACGTCAACACCGCCGACGCGAACTCCTCCATGCAGGAGGTCGTCGAGACCGTGCTGATGAACATGCGGTTCTACAAGGGCACGGGGACTCCGGTGTTCTACACCACCCTGCCGACCCTGACCTCGATGCTCCTGATCAAGGACACCCTGGGGCGCCGCCTGTACAACAGCAAGGCCGAGCTGGCTTCCGCCATGATGGTGTCCGACATCATCACGGTCGAGGTCATGGAGACGAACCCGATCCTCTTCGGCGTGATCGTCAACCTCGCGGACTACAACGTCGGTGCGAACCGTGGCGGAGAGATCAACAACTTCGACTTCTTCGACATCGACTACAACCAGTACAAGTACCTGGCGGAGACCCGCATCTCGGGCGCTCTGACCCGGCCCAAGGCCGCCCTGGTCGTCTGGCAGACCACCAACGCCACCGACGTCCTCGTCTCGCCGACCGCCCCGATGTTCGCCAAGGCCACCGGCGTCGTCACCGTCCCGTCCAAGACCGGCGTGGTCTACAAGAACAAGGACACCGGTGCCACCCTGACCTCTGGCGCGCAGGCTGCTCTGACGGCCGGCCAGACCCTGACCGTCCAGGCGGTTCCGGCGTCCGGCTACTACTTCGCGACCGACGGTCTCACCGTCGAGTGGAGCTTCTCGGTTCCGCCGACCCCCTGATAGGTAGACATGGCAACGAAAAGGTTCTACGGAAAGGTCGGATACGGCGAGACTGTGGAAACCAAGCCTGGCGTGTGGCAGGACCAGATCACCGAGTTCTCATATTTCGGTGATGTAATCCGAAACTCGCGCAAGCTGGATAACGGAGTGAAAGTTAATGACGATCTCTCCGTGAGCAACTCCATATCCATCGTCGCAGACGCGTACGCCAACGAAAACTTCTTTGCCATTCGCTACGTGGAGTGGGCGGGGACTCTGTGGATCGTCAGTGATGTCGAAGTACAGAGTCCCCGCCTCGTCCTGACGCTTGGGGGTGTCTACAATGGGTCAAAGGCTGTCACTTCAAACGGTCCTTGAGGGACTTCTGGGTAGCGGGAATGTCTATTTCCAGCCTCCGTCCAGCGTTCAGATGCAGTACCCGTGCATCGTGTATCAACGCTACAACGCGCTCTCAACGTTCGCTGACGGCGAGACGTACCTGCACGACAAGCGCTATCAGGTAACCGTGGTCGATCCGGATCCGGACAGTCCGATCCCTGACAAAGTCGCCGCATTGCCGATGTGCGTACGCAATCGGTTCTTCGTTGTGGACAACCTGAACCACGACGTCTTCTACCTCTACTTCTAGGAGAACAAAGTGACTCAGCTCACCTGGGATCCGGTTGGTAGCCGTCTCTACGAGACCGGCGTCGACCGTGGTGTCCTGTACATTCCCGACGGCACCGGCGCGTACGTCAACGGCTACGCCTGGAACGGCCTGACCAAGGTCACCGAGAAGCCGACCGGCGCCGCGGCCACCGCCCAGTACGCGGACAACGCGATGTACCTCAACCTCGTCTCCACCGAGCGGTTCGAGGCCGACATCGAGGCCTTCACCTACCCGGACGCGTTCGGCATCTGCGACGGCACCGTCTCGCCCGAGCCGGGTGTCGCGATCGGTCAGCAGAACCGTCACATCTTCGGTCTGTCGTACCGGACCATGATCGGCAACGACATCTCCGGCACGGAGTACGGCTACAAGCTCCATGTCGTCTACAACGCTCTCGCCGCGCCTTCCCAGAAGGCCTTCGAAACCATCAACGACGCGCCCAAGGCCATCGCGTTCGCCTGGACCATCAGCACCACGTCCGTGGCCGTTCCGGGCTACCAGCCGACCGCCACGATCACGATCGACTCGACCAAGGTGTCGTCCACGGCTCTGGCGAACCTCGAGCAGTTCCTCTACGGGACCGCGGGTACCAACCCGACGCTGCCCCAGCCGGTGGACCTGCTCGCGCTCTTCTCGGGCACCGTCACGCAGGTCACCCCCGTGGCTCCGACCTACACCGCGGGCACCCACACGATCGCCATCCCGGTCGTCACCGGCATCACCTACCGGATCAACGACCTGCCCGTCACCGGCAACGTGGTCATCACGCAGGACACCGTGGTCACCGCGACCCCGAACACCGGCTACAAGTTCCCGCTCGTCTCGGACGACGACTGGTTCGTGTCCTACAGCTGATCTGAAAGGAGA